TCGAGTCAGACAGGCCATTGCGGCCACCCTTCAAGGCCTGCCGTTGTCCGCGACGGTGGAGGAGTTCTCCCCGCCGAAGATCGAGTTCGAAATGGAGCCCATGTCCGGCGGGCGCTTCATCGCCGAAGAAATGGCCAAGAGCGGCAAAGTGCTCGGCGCAACCCTGGTGCTGCAAGGCGCCGGCCCGGAAGTCATGTTGGCGCTGGGCGTGCGCCTGGGTGATGACATCCTGCTGAACGTGCGCGAAGCCGGCCAGGACCAGGACGGCAAGACCTATTTCACTTACCACACAGTCGGCGGCAAGCTGAAATCCCTGACCGAGGCCAAGCTGAAAATGGGCGAAAAGGCCACCACTACCCTGGAGCTGTCCTGCCGCACTTACAACCGCTTGGAAAACGGTATTTCGGTGATCGATATCGACGTGCGCACCCAGAAGTTCGTGCTCAACGGCGTCGACATCCTCGGCGACGCGCGCCGCGCTGTATTGATGCCGTAAGGGCTACCGTGACCTGAAGTGGACACAGCCAATGTGGGCGCCGGGCTTGCCCGCGATGCAGGCGACTCGGTGTGCCTGGTGCACCGAGCTGTTGCTATCGCAGGCAAGCCAGCTCCCACATTGACCGCGCGCAGCTTTAGATTTGCGCTGCTTTCAACATCGTTTAAACAAGGAATTGCCCCATGGCCTGGATGCCACCGCTGCATGTCCTGCTGTCCCCGATCACCGCCGATACCGGCGCGACGATCCAGCAGGTTCAACTCAAACCGCTGTACTACGCCGCGCAAAAAGACGCGCTGGCCCGGGCCGGTGATGACGAGGATGACCAGTTCTTCGAACTGGCGAAACTCGCCACCGGCCTGTCGGAAAAAGAGCTCGACCAACTCAAGCGACCGGACTACGTGACCATCGCCCAATACGTACACGAGATGTCGACTCGTCCGGCGTCGTCCTTCCTTGGCGAACAAACGGAATCGACCCACGACCAGCCCGTCCAGCTGTTGCTGCCCCTCGACGCAGCGGGCCGCACCCTGACTGAACTGGTCCTGGAAATGCCCGCCCTGCGCGCCACCAAGGTGATGAAGAAACTCGCCACCAACAAGGAGCGCGCCGAATTCATCACCGCGCATTGCAGTGGCTTGATGATCCCCGATCTCGCCGGCCTGACCGTGCCCGACTGGACCGAATTGCAGGAGCGCATCGACCATTTTTTAAATCAACCGGCGGCCTTCTTTCGCAACGCGACATCGAAGTGATCCTCGATGTGGTGCCGCTGGTTTACTCGGTAAATGAAGCGGAGATCCTGGATTGGGATGCCGCAAAAGCATTGCGCCGCTACGACATCGCGATGACTCGCCTTGGCGTTAAACAGGAGTAGAGCGGGATGCAAGAGACTAAATATGGGCTCAGGCTCGCCCAGGAGGACTTCCGCTGGATGTTCGGCGAGGCGGATCTAGGCAATGTGCTGGCACCGTTTTCCACAAGTGCTGCGGCACCTGTAAGCCTGGAGGCGGCCTCGCAGCTGCCGTTCGAACTGCGCTCCGCGTTGGTCACCCTCAGCGTGGACATCAACGCCTTGACCCAGGAGCAAGTGCGACTGCGCGAGACGCTGGAGACGCTCAACAGCACGTTGTTCATCAATGGCGACTCTCTGGTGCCCAAAGCGGCTGATGTTGCCACGAGCGCATTGAAAGATGAGCCCAAGAAGCCCGCTGATGGTGATCTTGCGAGCGCGGCCAAGGCGGTTGGAGGCGAGTTGTGGGACGCGTTGAAAAGCAAAGCAGCTGAAAAAACGATTGATTTGGCCTTTGACCTATTTATTAAGGGCGCCAAAGGTCTCAAAAATCGGGGTTGGCGTGGTTCAGGCCTAACGAACCCGTTCGGAAAAAAACGCCAGGCCTTGGTTGCTTCGCCACCAGGCATTCAACCGGGTGCGACCACGCAAAGCTTTCAATCCTTTGCCGGGGCAAGCGTTGCAGCACCAACGTTATCGCGGCTAAACCTATCTTCGGGTGCCCTGAACGATGCCTTTGCCACGCTTGGATCCACCGGCATTCGACGGCTGGCGCCATTGAGAACCGCCGAAGCCACCCTGGACGTGATTCAGGGCGTACGCAACGGTGACGCCAAAGCCATCGGCACCGGCCTGAGTACGGCCGGCGGTGCCTGGGCGGGCGCTTCTGCCGGCGCGGCAATTGGCACTCTGGTCTTCCCCGGCGCAGGCACCTTGGTCGGCGGGGCCCTGGGTGGCTTATTGGGCAGTGAGGCAGGCGCCTGGCTGGGTGAAAAACTGTTCGGTTCGAGTGACCGCCTGCCGCCGCCGAACGCGGTCGGCAAAGAGCTCAACAGCGCTCGCGCCGACAACGTTCAAGTTTCGATTGCCCCGAGTATCCAGATCACCGGTGTCAACCCGGCAGACGCCCAGCAAGTGGCCAATCAAGTGATCCAGGCCCTGCAATTTCAATGCGTGCCAATGCTCACCGACTCGCTGGGGATCCGGCGCAACGCGGCACTGACCGACCCAGGAGGTGATTGATGCGACAGCAAATGGTATTGGGCGACTTTATCTTTGGCCTTTCCCGAGGGTTTGCCTACTCCACGTTGTCCCGTGGCAGCGACGGCGGCTGGAGCGACCTGGCGATTATCGCCAGCAAGCCGCAGTCGCGGCAAAGCGGACAGAAGCTGGAAAAACTCACGTTTACCGGCGCCGCCATGTACGGCATCGGCATGCAGCGACTGGATGAACTGCGCGCGCTGCAAAACAAGCGGGCGCCTTTGCCTCTGGTGGATGGGATCGGCCGAAACTGGGGCCTGTGGCGTATCAATTCGGTGCAGGAAAACCAGAGCAATGTGATTGATGACGGCACCGCCATGGTCATGACTTGGATCCTTGAACTGGAGGAATTCGTCAATGCGTAGAGTGCGAAGTATCGCCGGTGATTCGGTCAATCTGCTGCTCTACCGTGAGTTGGGGCGTTGCGACGATGTGGCTGAAGAAACCCTGTGGCGCTTGAACCCGGATCTTGCCGAGTACGGCCCGGTGCTACCGGCGGGCGTGTGGGTAATCGTGCCGGAGATGCAATCACGGCCGGCTGCGTTGCGGCCTGTCCTGGCGTGGGATTGAGGAGGTTTTATGGCTCAGGGATTTACGCCGATCGTGGAGTTTTACGGCGCCAATGCGGCATTGCTTAATCAACGGATCATGAGCTGGAGTCACACCGACGCGGCGGGTATCGAGTCTGACCGGCTGGAGCTGACGCTCAATATCGAAGACCTTGAAGGTCTGCCGAGCTTGAGCGGCAAGATCGGCATGCGCGTCGGTTACTCAGAGTCGGGACTGGTAGAGAAGGGCGAGTTCGTGATTACCCAACGTACCCCCGTCCTGTTTCCCATGCGCCTGATGATCGTCGCGACGGCCGCACCTTTCAGCGTGGGCGACCCGCGCGGCTATCGTCAGCGGCGCTCTGCCAGTTACGGGCCTACGACCCTGGGAGCACTGTTTCGGCAATTGGTCGGCCGGCATGGTTTTTCGCCGCGTGTGGCGCCGTCGCTGGAGGGTATTGCGATTGCTCATATCGACCAATCCAATGAAAGCGACATGGCGTTTATCACGCGACTGGCCAGGCGCTACCACGCGGTGACGAAGCCGTTCAACGAGCTGTATGTGCTGGCCGAAGCGGGGCAAGTCAAATCGGTGTCCCTTAAACAATTGCCGGAGGTGAAGTTGTCCGTGACCCAGGATAACCGTCCCGGTGACCAGGCCTTCATAACCGCCACGCTCAACGATAAAACCCGTTCCAAATACATGGGCAGCCGTGTCACCTGGTGGGATGTTGCCGGTGGCAAACAGCACGTGGTCGAGGTCGGGGTCGCGCCTTTCAAGACCCTGCGCCAGCGTTGCCAGAACGAAGAGGAAGCGCGTGCCGTCGCTGAAGGTGAACTGCGTCGCGTCGGGCGAGAGGGGCTGGAGATGGTGATTGATTGCCCTGGTAACCCGTTGGTGGCTGCCGAAGGGCTACTGCGCCTGGATGAAACCTGGCCGGCGTATATGCAAGGCCAGTGGTCGATAACCAAGGTGATCAATGCGGGGGACCCGGTAAAGGGCTATCGCAGCACGATCACGGCCGGTGGTTTGTCTACATAAGGACCTTTGAAGGTGAACGTGGTGGTGATAACTCAGCCCCAATTGATCCAGATCATGCCTGGAGCCCGCCGTGTAGCGGGCATTTTTTTAGCGGCTTTCAATGCCGCCTTTATCCGGTACCAGATCAACAGCGTGCAGCGCGCTGCCGCCTTTCTCGCCCAGATCGGCCACGAGTCCGGCGAATTGCACTACGTGCGCGAACTGGGCAGTGACGCGTATTTGAGCAAGTACGATACCGGTACATTGGCCGTGCGCCTGGGCAACACGCCCGAAGCGGATGGTGACGGCCAACTGTACCGGGGGCGGGGGCTGATCCAGATCACCGGCCGCCGCAACTACTTGGCCTGTAGCCAGGCCCTGTTCGGCGATGATCGTCTGTTGCGGGAGCCGACATTGTTGGAGCAGCCGCAATGGGCGGTCGAATCGGCCGCCTGGTTCTGGCAGAGCAACGGCCTGAACGAGCTGGCGGATCACGACCAGTTCACCACCATCACACGGCGTATCAACGGTGGGCTCAATGGGCTGGAGGACCGTTTGCGCCTGTGGGCGCGCGCCAAGGCGGTGTTATGCGTGTCTTAGGCGTGTGCCGCCTGATCGGTATCTGCCTGCTGGTGGCTGTTGTCTGGCAGGTGCAGGCATGGCGGTACGGGGTGCAGATTGAACGCTTGTCGGCACTGCAGGCACAGGCAATCTTGCAGCAACAACAGGCTGAGCAGGACAAACGGCTGGCCCTGGAGCAACAGCTCAGTGCCAGTGACCAACAACATGCCCGGGAATTGAGCGATGCCCAACGTCATCAGGCAGCTCTGCGTGATCGCCTGGCCACTGCTGATGTGCGGTTGTCAGTCCTTCTCGACGCCTCCAGTGGCTGTCCAGTGCCAGCCACCGCCACCACCGGCGGCGTGGTTCATGCAGCCGCGCGAGCCCGACTTGACCCGGCGCATGCTCAGCGAATTATCGGCATCACCGACGACGGTGATAACGCCCTGATTGCCTTGCGCGCCTGCCAGGCGTATGTCGCGCCGTCGCCCGCTAATCTCTTGATCCAGTCTGTCGCTTGCATGCGCGATTTGCTCCTGTAGGGTAGGCAAACCCCCACCCACTTCTGGAGACGACCGTGAAGGAAATCACTCAACTTGCCGCTGAACTGGGTCGCCGCTTGCAGGTACTCAATGCGCACGTCACCACGGCCGAATCCTGCACCGGTGGCGGTATTGCCGAGGCGATCACGCGGATTCCCGGGAGTTCGGCGTGGTTCGAGGCAGGGTATGTCACCTATTCCAACCGTCAGAAAACCCGGCAGTTGAATGTGCCCGAGGCGTTATTTCCCAAGGTCGGTGCGGTCAGCCAGGAAGTGGTCGAAGCGATGGTGCGCGGCGCCCAGGAAAAAAGCCTGGCGCGGTTCGCCGTGGCGGTGAGTGGAGTGGCCGGGCCCGATGGTGGTTCGCCGGACAAACCGGTGGGCACGGTGTGGCTCGCGTTTGGCGTGGGTGACGAGGTTACGGCCGAGCTTGCGCACTTCCCTGGCAGTCGCGACGAAGTCCGCCGACAGACGGTAAAGGCCGCCCTTGAAGGCTTGATGCGACGAGCTGCAGCAGAAATAGACAATCAGGGGTAGGCGATCTCTGATCTTTGTGGAACAATACTGTCTACTTATACAGGTGTTGGCCGTCAGGCCTTATTGATTAC